GTAGCCAATAGTGAGAATCATATTCTCCATCTGGACTAATTCTTACAAGTCTTGCTTTTACACCAAGAGGAAGAAGTTGTGGAGTATGTTGTACATCCATATCTACAGGGCAAAATAGATCAAATCCTGCATTATCATCATTACGTTCATATGTAGTATATGGATGTTCATTATTAAGAGGAAGTAGCTCTAAACGATAAATACCTAGATGTTTAGTTGACATTTACTATTAGTTAATACTACTTCTTTATATTGATGCAAAAATTTGAGCTTTGATTCTAACAAAACCTAAAGGTACAACCCCCAGCTTAGAGAACCTAATCTATTTAAGAGACAGATGCCGACTGGATTTAACCAACATTCTTCCGACTATGAGTCCATCGTTGGAGTGCAGTTCAGTATCTTCAGTCCTGAAGAGATTGAAAAGCGCTCTGTTGTTGAGATCACAAGTCAGGAAACATATGCAGGAAATGAACCCAAAATTGGTGGTCTATTTGATCCACGCATGGGTGTGCTAGATAATGGTAAGACATGTCGTTCTTGTGGTCAAACAAATCACGAATGTCCCGGTCATTTTGGCCATTATCGTCTAACACGACCTGTATATTTCATTCAGTTTCTACCAATGATCATGAATGTTCTGAGATGTGTATGCATTCGCTGTTCCAAACTTCTTATTGATAAAGATCTTCATAAGACAATTCTCAATAAAAAGGGTGAAGCAAGATGGCGTGAAGTACTTGAAGCATCAGACAAGATTCAGAGGTGTGGCCAGGAAACAGAAGATGGTTGTGGCGCAATTCAGCCAACAAAATATGTTCGTGATGGTATTGCATCAATTTATGCACACTATCCATCTGCAGATTCAGATAAGAAAACTGCTACTGCACAGAAGCAGTTTCTAGAAGTTGAATATGTTCATGAACTATTCCGCAGGATTACTGATGAAGATGTAGATTTTATTGGTCTAAGTCGCTATTGGTCAAGACCTGATTGGATGGTTTGTACTATTCTGCCTATTCCACCTCCTCAAGTAAGACCTTCTGTTGTACAAGATAATAATCAGCGTTCTGAAGATGATCTTACACATAAGCTCTTTGAAATTATTAAAAATGATAGAACTCTGCTGAATAAGATTGAAAATAATGCAAACAAATCTGTTATTGATGAGTGGACAAATGTAGTACAGTACCATATTGCAACACTTGTAGATAATCAGATTCCTGGTGTAGCACCATCAGCTCAGAGATCTGGCAGACCAATTAAATCTATTCAACAGCGTCTTGGTTCAAAAGAAGGTCGTATTAGGTACAATATTCAAGGTAAGCGTGTAGAGTTTTCAGCTCGTTCAGTTATTACTCCAGATCCAAATATCTCTATTGGTGAACTTGGTGTTCCCATGGAAATTGCAATGAATCTGACTATTCCTGAACGTGTAACTGCATTTAATAGAGATAAACTCTACAAGTTGATTCAAAATGGTGCAGATAAATATCCTGGTGCAAAGACAATTGTTAGATCTGATGGGCGCATGATCAGCCTGAAACATGTAAATGCATCAGAAATTGTTCTACGCAATGGTGATATTGTTAATAGGCATCTTCTAGATAATGATATTGTACTCTTTAATAGGCAACCTACTCTACATAAAATGTCCATGATGGCACATAGAGTGAAGGTTCTGCCTTATAAGACATTTAGGCTGAACGTTCTAGTAACAAGGCCTTATAACGCTGATTTTGATGGTGATAAATCTTGTCACCAACAGGTAGCTGCTTAAAAGGTTGTGAGACCACCTTTTAAGATTAACAGTGTAATCTCACAGTTTACAATTATAGTGCATTTAATTGTGAATTATATAACTGCCTAGTGGATTTAAAACTTATAGAAAATTGAATAGACTTAATTCTACTAGTTTGAAATAGAGAAAATTCTGATAAAATGGATGATATTCTTCTTGATAAAAAGGATATTATGGGGCAGATTTACATGATGACTAATACTTTAACAAATAAAGTATATATTGGTCAAACTGTAACTCATAGAAAAAATAAAGGTAAATATAGACCATTTGGTTATATTGGTCGATTTAATGACCATATAAGTGAAGCTATATGTAATACAAAAAAGAAACAATGCAGATATCTTAATAATTCTATACGTAAAGATGGAAAAGAGATATTTAAAGTTGATCTTATTAAAACATGTTCACTAGAAGAGCTAGATTCTTGGGAACAATATTACATTAAAGAGCATAATTCATTATACCCAAATGGTTATAATCTAACACCTGGTGGAAAAACAACCTATAGGGTTGTACCAGATGAAGAAATAGATAATACCTTGCAACCAACTAAAAGAGGTGGTTGTACTATGAGATCTGAAATTACACGTGAAAAGATGTCAAAACGAATTAAGAAATTACTTGAATCAGATGTAACTCGTAAAACAATGATGTGTAAAACACAAGCTCAACATTTGAAAAAGAAATTAGAGCGATTTGTAGGAGTTGAATTTGATAAAAGTGATCTTAATAAATATATCTTTGAACGTAGCAATAAAGAATCTGGCTCACATATTGAAGTAAAAATAGGAAGAATATCAACAAACTTTATTGGAAAGCACAATACTATTGAAGAACTAAAGAATAAAGCACTAGACTTTCTTAAAAGTTTATAATCTGCAACGCTATCAAATTGCGGGAAACTCATAAAGCTTGAATGACCAAGTAGATATGGAAACATAGTCTATGGCTCTAGAGAAAAACTAGAGGTATGGTAAAACTATTCAAGATAAACCTTAATTGGTGAAATTGATAATCCGCAGCCAAGCTCCTTAATTCGCTATGCTAGAATATGGAGAAGGTTCAGAGACTAAACGGTAGCGGGTCATAAATGATGGTGTAGCAACCTGATATGGCTCAAGATATAGTCCACTCCCAAGGGAAACTTTGGGTACATAGTAGATATCTATTAGTTTATTATAGATGTCTATTAATGGAGATGAACATGCACGTACCACAATCTCTCGAAGCTCAGGTAGAGCTAGAGGACATTGCAGCAATTCCTTACCACATCATTACACCAAGGCATGCAAAGCCACTTATTGGTGTCTATCAGGATACACTTGTAGGTTCTTATAGACTTACAAGGCCAAGCGTAAACTTCACTAAGCGTGAGTTTATGAATCTGATGATGTGGAATACTCGCTTTGATGGTGAAATGCCTGCTCCTAGAGCAGATAATAACAGATATACAGGTCAGCAAATTCTAAGTGCACTGCTACCTTCTGTTAATATTGAAATGGGCAATAAATCATATGATGGTGAGAAGGATTCAAAAGAATCTGCAAATTATGTAAAGATTGTACAGGGCGATATTAAACAAGGTATCATCGATGATGATATTTATATGAAACCAGGTAAAGGTATTATTCATACTACATACAATGATTATGGACCAAAGGAAACAACACAGCTACTTGATGCACTTCAAAATACAGTTGAAAGTTTCCTAGTCATGAATGGTTTTAGTGTGGGTATTAGTGACTTGGTAGCAGATGAAGATACTAAAAAGAATATTGATGAAGTGATTCAAGCTCAAAAGAAACAAGTAGAAAGTCTAACTCTACAAGTTCATACTGATTTGTTTGAGAATAATACAGGTAAGACAAATCAACAAGAGTTTGAGGATCAAGTATTTGGTATTCTGAATCAAGCTACAGATAATGCAGGTAAGGCAGGTAAGAAATCTCTATCTACAGAGAATCGTCTACTAGCAATGGTTAACTCTGGTTCCAAAGGTAACACTACAAATGTAGCACAGATGATTGCATGTCTGGGTCAGCAGGCTATTGAAGGTAAACGTATTCAATATGGTTTTACTGATAGAACTCTTCCTCATTATAAGAAGTATGATGATGGTGCAGAAGCAAGAGGCTTTATTGAGAGTTCTTTCATTCGTGGTCTAACACCTCAAGAATTCTTCTTCCATGCAATGTCAGGAAGAGAAGGTCTTATTGATACAGCTGTTAAAACTGCAGAAACAGGTTATATTCAGCGTCAGCTTATTAAAGCCATGGAAGATCTAGTTGTACAACATGATGGTACAGTACGTGATGCTAATATGAATCTGATGCAGTTCCATTATGGTGAAGATGGTATCATGGCAACAAAGGTTGAAAATCAATCACTGCCTCTTGGTAAGCTAAGTCAAGAAGATATTCGTCGTGAATTTAGCATGGAAGGTCTAGATTGGTCAACAATTCTAGAAGATGGTACTAGTAGGGATGCAGATCTTGATCTTATTAATACCTATGTGGAGAATGTTCTTGCTGATCAAAGAATGATTGTAGAAGGTGTATTTAGATCTAGTGCTCTAGAATCTGGCAATGTAACAGCACCAGTTAATCTTGCTCGCATGATTCTAAATATTAAAGTACGCTTTGGTCTACAACCTACAAGTAAGACTACTCTGATTCCTAGTTATGTACTAACTGGCATTGATAATATTATTCGTAGAACTAGTAATTATCATCAGATTTGGACAGCACTGCTAAGATACTATCTGGCACCTCATAGAATTATTGTAAAAGAGCGTTTTACAAAGAATGCATTCGATACACTCTGTGAACTGATTGTTGTAAATCATATGAAGGCATGGGTACAACCTGGTGAACAAGTAGGTATTGTGGCAGCACAATCTATTGGTGAACCTTCTACACAGATGACTCTTAACACTTTCCATCTTGCTGGTGTAGCATCTAAATCAAATGTAACACGAGGTGTACCTAGGCTAAAAGAGCTTCTTAAAGTAAGTAAGAATCCTAAGGCAACATCTCTAACAATCTATCTGAAACCAGAATATAGAGAATCAAAGGATAAGGCACGTGAAGTAGTACAAGATCTGGAGCTAACACTGCTACGTTCTATTACTGATAGAATTGCTATCTATTGGGATCCTAGTGATGAATCTACTGTAATTGAAGAAGATAGAGAACTACTAGAGTTCTTTAGACTTTATGAAATGGGCCTAGAAGAAGATGAAGCTCAGACTGTACAGAATAAATGGGTACTTCGCCTAGAACTTAATAAAGAAGAAATGTTTAATAAGAATATCTCTATGGCAGATGTTGTATATATTATTAATCAGAAATATCCAGGTAATTCAATTGTATATAGTGATTACAATTCTGATAAACTAGTAATTCGTATTCGTGTATACAATGAGACAACTAATTCTGCAAGTCAGATGGATAAGTTTACTAATCTCAAGAAATTCCAGAATAATCTTCTGAATACAACTGTAATCAGAGGTGTGCCAGGTATCAAAGCAGTAACTTTCCGCAAAGATAAAGATAAAGTGCAGATGGTTGAAGGTAAATATGAGCCTATTGAGCAATATATTCTTGATACAGATGGTAGCAACTATGTAAGTGTCATGAATCATCCAGCAGTAGATGCTAATAGACTATATACAACTAATGTACATGATATTGTGGATATTCTTGGTCTAGAAGCTACACGTGCAATTCTATATAATGAAATGGCAACACTATTTGAGTCTGTATCAGTGAATTATAGACATCTTGGTCTGCTATGTGATGTAATTACACGTTCTGGTCGTCTAATGTCAATTGACAGGTATGGTATCAATAAGAATGATATTGGTCCTCTAGCAAAAGCATCTTTTGAGGAGACTGAAAAGATTATGCTTAAGGCAGCACGTTTTGGTGAGATTGATCCAGTAACAGGTGTTAGTGCAAATATTATGATGGGTCAACCTATTCGTGGCGGTACAGCATTCAGCCAGATTATGCTTGATGAGGTAGCTATGGTGAAACTACTACAGGGTTCTACTGAACAAGAAGATGCAGAGGAAGAAGAGGTTGGTGATATTGGTGATCTACTTACTGATGGTCTAACTATTGCAGATCCATGCAATGCAACACAATTCCAGATGAATATGAGTATGCCTCCTCTAGTAAATGCTCTAGAAGAACCTGATATTGAAATTAGTATTATTGGTAGTAAATAATATAATAATCTAAAGCTAATAAACAAATTATAATTATGGCCTCTGTTGTGG